TAAATTAGGTGGTGCTTCCAGATTTTTCTATGTAGCAAAAGCCAGTCGTGCTGAAAGGAATATGGGGTGCGAAGAATTACCATTAATAAGAAGAGAAGAATTAACTGGTAGGAAAGAAGGAAGTATAGGGCAAAAATGCGGATTGGCAAAGCAGACAAGTAAGTTTGGTTATCAAAATACTCACCCAACAGTAAAGCCCCTTAAGCTTATGGAATATCTCTGTATCTTAACTAAAACTCCGACAGGAGGAATAATCCTTGACCCATTTGTTGGTAGTGGCACAACTTGTATGGCTGCTAAAAAAGTAGGTAGAGATTTTATAGGAATTGAAAAAGAAGAAGAGTATTGTACTATTGCTCGTGCCCGTATTAGTAGTATAAAACAAAATCTAACACTGTTTTAAGTTTTAATAAAATAAATTAAATAAATTATGGAACAATTTCATAATGGTGTTTTAGAAGATATAAGAACACCAGAAGAAAAAAATAAAGATTATAAATTAACAGAACTTTATTCAGCAGCTCCATTGACTTGAACATCGTGGAATGAATGAAAAACTATTCCTGCTAATAAAAAACTCCTTGATAATATAATTATCCATAACCAAAATGGAGCGAGCTCTTGTGTGTCTAATGCTTGTGCGTATATTATTTCTATAAATAATTACTTAGAGGAAGGCAAGTATAAACATTTTTCTTCTCGTTGGATTTATCCAAGACGTAGAAATAAACCAGGTCAAGGAATGTATTTTGACGATGCTGCCAAGCTCCTAACACAATTTGGAGGTATAGAAGAAGCATTAGTCCCCAGTGATAATAAATCCGAAGAAGAATTAAACCAATTAGATGATACATTATTAAGCTATGAAACAATAGGTAAAATTTATGCACCAAAGAATTATATCTGGCTTGATTTAACAATGGATAGTTTTGTGCAAACATTATCACAAGGTAGACCTGTGTTAATGGGAGTGCGTTTCGGAGATAATGAATGAGGAATAGATGTCCCAGTTATTAAATCAGAAATTAAATATGGACACGGAATAGTAGCATTAGGATTCTTCTATTATGAAGGTAAAAGGTCAATGCTGATTGTTGATTCGTGGGGAGTTACAAATCCTATGAAGGGATTTAGAATACTCACCGAAGACTGATTCACACACGATAGAATTATTGCGGGTATCCAATTTGTAGATTTACAAAACAGAACCTTTGATAATCAAACCCAACTTCCTCACTATACATTCAATAGAGATTTGTATTATGGTTTGGTAAATGACCCAGATGTAAAGAAATTGCAAGAAGTCTTATGTCTTATGGGTTTCTTCCCAAACAATGATTTATTTACTGGAAACTACTATGGGCTTACAATGAAAGCTGTCACAGATTTTCAGCTCGCACATAATGTTATTCTTGATAAAACGGAAGCAGGTGCGGGAAGGTTTGGTCCAAAAACTCGTAATGTAATGAATAACATACTCAAAAATGGCTAATAAAAAACCACGAAACAAAAAAATAAAACCCAAAACCCAACAAATAAGTCTAAAAGAATATTTGGCGTTATGGGCTGATAAAATAACCACGAATTCTAACCAAAAGTAAAAAAGTAAAAAAATAATTAAACATAATTAATATGATTCAAAAACAAAAAAGGAAAACTTGAGAGTGGTTTTCAAAATACATTAGATTAAAGTATGCTGATAATCAAGGGAACTGCACCTGTTATACTTGCGGAGCAGTTAAACCTTGAAAAAAGATGCAAGTAGGACACGGTATCGGTGGCAGAACTAATAATGTTTTATTCAACGAAGATTTAGTAAGACCACAATGCTATGGATGTAATATAATGCAATATGGAAAGTTAGATGAGTTCGGAGAAAAACTACGAAAAGAAATAGGATCAAGATATAGCGAAGCATTGAAAAGCAAATATCAAGAGAAACATTTTACAGAGTTAGAATTGAAGTCATTAGAAGAACACTATAAAAGAATGGCGATGGATTATTCAGAGAAAAAAAATCTACCGATACAAAAGAAAATTAAAAATAAAAGGAAGTATAACAAGATAACAATCATATCGGCGAAATTATATCCAAGTAGAAAGCGATCAAAAGAAATACTGAAAGATTATAAAACACGATAGACCTCTTGACAAATTATTAAAAATCTATATAATATACTTATATGATTTGACTGAAAAATGTTTTGAAGTTATTATTGGCTGTCGTAATAGTATCCTCTTCATTGTTGTATACAAAAGCAATGACAGCGGTAGCACCAATAATAACACTTGATATGTATAGAAATAAAAAAGATATTACCAATGAAGATATTCCAAATATTTTAGAGTTGGTCGCAAAGCAAGAAAACATTGATTACAAACAATTAAAAGAATTAGCATTGTGCGAAAGCACTTTAAGACATTATAAAGACGAAAAAAATAAAAAGGTTCTAACTGGTGTCAAAAACCCAAAAGATACAGGAGTTTTTCAAATAAATGAAATAATTTGAAAGAAACAAGCCGAAGAACTCAATTTAGATATCAACGATCCAATCGATAACTGCTTACTCGCAGTATGAATAATTAAAAACGATTCAAGGAGTTGAAAAAATTGAGTATGTTATTCTAAATAAAATAATAATTTAACCCAATACAATGGACAAATTAGCACTCATCATTAGTTTAGTTAGCTTAATTTTATCTTACATTGCTTATACAAGTAAAAATAAATGTGAGAAAATTATCGATAAGTCCTCTAAAAAGATGAGTGCTATTTTATTTAAATCAAAAAAACCAGAGCAGATAAGGTTTGAACATACGCTTCAAAAGAATAAAAATAATAAAGATATAAAACTTGATGACATATGCTAACTGATATAAAGATTTCAAATAGATGTAAGTTTCACGCTATCAAAAATAAAGGTTTCTTGCCAAAAGAATGTTTATGTAAAGATGGCGAAAACATACATAACTTCAAATTCAACTTTGAAAATAACAGAGTCAGCAAACAAGTATGTAAGAATTGTGGAATGATAAAAATATTTACCAAACCAATTAATTCAAGAATATACAACGCTTACAAGTTTAGAGATTTAGTCCAATCAAGAGAACGAACAAAAGACTTATTTGAATATATTTATGGTCGAGAAAAGTTAAAACATTCTGCTCATATCAATCAACAAATTCAAAATCAAACAGAAGATAAAGAAATAAAAAACATTGAAACCATTGAAGAAGCCAAAGGTTTTGTTAAAAGATATTATATATAATGAAAATACAAAACATAAATATTAAAGAGATAAAACCATATGAGAAAAATGCTAAGATACATCCAAAGAAGCAAATAGAACAGGTAGCAAATTCGATCAAACGATTTGGATGAGTTCAGCCATTAGTGGTCGATAAAGATAACAATTTGATTATAGGACACTGCCGATTATTAGCAGCAAAGTTGTTAGATATAAAAGAAGTTCCAACGCTACGAGTAGAAAACTTATCAGAACAAGAGATTCGAGCATTACGACTGGCGGATAACAAGTTGAACGAGAGCGAATGAGATATGGATTTAGCCATAGAGGAGTTGAAGGAGTTACCAGAAGAGATATTTAATTTGACTGGATTTGATAAGGAATTACTAATAACCGATGATCCAAAGGACGATGAATTACCAGAGGATGTAAGAAAAGAGACTAAATTGGGAGATATATATGAATTTAATGGGCATAGATTAAAGTGTGGAGATAGTACAAATAAAGAAGATATAGATGATCTTATGGGAAATGATAGTGCCAATGTAGTGTTCACATCTCCGCCTTATAATATGGGTACTAAAATGTATAAGAACTATAGTGATAATCTAAAGGACGAAGAGTATATAGATTTTAACATTAAGGTTATAGAAAATGTAAAAAGATATTTGAAAGGGTTCCTTTTCTGGAATATAAGTTATAACAAGAATACAAGAGATGGATTTATTAAGATTATTTATAGGATTATACAAGAAACAGGATTAAAGTTTTTAGAATTGATTATTTGGAACAAGAAACACGGGATACCAATTACGAGCAATAAATTATTAACCAGACAATATGAAGACATATTATTGGTTGGCGATGAGAACAGCATTAAAGAAGACATAGATATGTATTTCTGTGGATCTAACCAACAAGCAGTATTTAATAAGAAAACAATGAAAGGAGTTAGTAATTATTGGGAGATAGGAACCAATGATACTCAATTAGATACACATAAAGCGTGTTTCCCCGTTGCTTTACCTACTAAGGGTATAATCTTAATGAGCAAAGAAGGAGATATAGTATTAGATCCTTTTATGGGTAGCGGATCAACATTGATAGCAGGAGTTAAAACAAATAGAAAAGTTTATGGGATGGAATTAAGTCCAGAGTATTGTGATATATCAATTCAAAGATATGTTAATTATACCGGCAATAATAAAATTAAAAAAAATGGTAAAGAAATAATATGGCAGGAAGACCAACAGAAAAAAGCGATGAAATAATTCGCAAAATAGAAGAGTGCGCTGCGTTAGGTTCAAGTATAGAAGAAATAGCATTTTATGCGGGTATTCATAGAGCTACGCTTTATAGATGAATGGCTGAAGATCAAGAATTAAAAGACAGAATAGAAGAACTTCAAGAAAGACCTATCTTAAAAGCCAGACAAACAGTAGTTAAATCATTAGAAGAACCAGAAAATGCTAAATGATATTTGGAAAGAAAGAGAAAGAATGAATTTAGCACTAAAAGTGAAGTAGAGAGTAAATCAGAGATACAAGTAAGTGGAGATGTGGAAGTCAAAACATGTTCTGAGGATATAATTGATGAAGTATTAACTAAATTAAAACAAAAGAAATTTAATGAACAAAAAGGAGTTAATAAATAAATTAGAGAGCGAAAATATCTTAATTTGATTAGATAATCAAAGAATTAAAACTGAAGATGGAAAAGACATTGATTTCTATAATCACAGATATTTATGAGATATATACAATGACTGAAGCCCAAAGATAGTATGCTTAAAAGCAGCTCAAATCTGTTTTACTATTACTGCAATTATCAAAGCTATCTATGCAGCAAAGCATAAAAAATTGAACATAATTTATACATTACCTTCTGAAGGAGATATAAATGACATTGTCTCGTCCAAAGTAAATAATATCATTAACAATAATCCAATTTTACAAGAATGAATTAAAGATAAGGATAGTATTCAGCAAAAGAGAGTAGGAGATAGAACAATGTACTTTAGAGGCACAAAAACAGAAAGAGCGGCGTTGGCTGTATCATCTGACTTAAACATACACGATGAAGAAGATAGAAGTGATCAACAGG